ATGGACACACAACTCACACAAGACGAACTCAACCACGATATGACCACCGTAGGCGTGGGTCGCTACCGTAACAAGGTAGAGGGAGCCCGCGCTCGTGGTATGGAATCTGAGACGTCTTATGGTCAGAGACTGATACGTGGGGCGCTTCCTTCATATATCAAGGCCATCGATGAGGTGAAAGAAAAGTGGCGTCTAATTAAGAACAAAGGTCGGTGGCAGATAGACCTCTTAGAAATCCCTTCAGAGAAGATTGGGTTTCTTGTTATCCGCACCGTCCTAGACCAGCTTACACAGAACTCCAAGATGACCGCCATGTGCACCAAGGTGGGCAACGTCATCGACTATCAGCGCCGCTCCGAGTTCCTTGTTCGTAACAACCCAAAGGGTGAAGGGATTGTTCTAGGGGCTACCCGTAAGAGTGGATGGCAAGCTACCAAGAACCACATCCGAGTCAGCACCAAGCACGAGGTAGAGAAGGGTCTGATGGAGGAGCCACACTCGTGGACTCGTAGAGATGTAGCCACAACAGGTATCAACCTTGTAGAACTCCTCAGGGATGTCACGGGGATCATTGAGTATCGGTTCATCACAGACACAGGCCGTAGAAACCCAACACGCTACGTCACAGCCTCAGCAGAGACCCTCAAGTGGATTGATGAGTTTAACTATCACAAGGAAATCATAAGCCCTTTCTGGTTACCTACAGTGGACACACCAATGGAGTGGAAAAACGTCTGGGAAGGTGGCTACCGTCTTGAAGATACATCGCTGCCTAAGCTTCCATTTATCAAGACCACCAACATGGAGTTCCTTCGGGGTATTGAAGGTAAACTAGACGAGCCTATGGAGGCTTGTAACCTTATCCAGCAAACACCTTGGAAGATTAACGAGGACGTTCTCCAGACCATGCAGTGGGCTTGGAAGAACTCAGTAAAGGTAGGAGGACTACCTAGCCGTGACGATGAGGTGATGCCTGACATCCCCGATGACTTCCACGAAAACAAGATAGTAAACCTTCAGTGGCGCACGATGGCTTCAGGTGTCCACAAGCGCAACATGAGCACGCGCTCAAGACGCCTACTGGTCGCTAAGGTGCTTTACCTAGCAGAGAAGCTTACAGGTAGTCGGTTCTTCTATCCGTCACACTGTGACTTCCGAGGTCGTGTATATAACATCCCTGCCTTCCTAGGTATCCAAGGCCCTGACATGTGCCGTGGTTTACTTCGGTTTGCTAGACCTCAACGTATTAAGACAGCAACAGACCGTAAGTGGTTAGCCATTCAAGGCGCTAACACTTGGGGCTACGATAAAGTCACACTCGACCAACGTGCTGAGTGGGCTGAGAACTTTTCCAAGGACGCTATCCGTATCGCTGCTAACCCTACCAAGGAGTTATTATGGACAGAAGCGGGTGACCCTTGGCAATTCCTTGCGTGGTGCTTTGAATGGGCCACACTACAGAACACGGGTAAGCTAGATACCTTTCTCCCAGTGAATATGGATGCCACCAATAACGGCCTTCAGATTCTCTCTATGCTTACCCGTGACCCCTACGGGATGACTGCTACGAATGTCCTACCTACGGACTCCCCAGCAGACATCTACGGGGTCGTTGCAAAACAAGCGGAGATCATCCTCAAGAAACAAGCAGAAGAAGGTGATGCTATCTCTAATGCTTGGGTAACCTTTGGGATAGACCGTAAGACAACCAAGCGCCCTGTTATGTGTTACTCTTATGGGCTCACTGAATACAGCAACCGCTTGTATATAGCTGACTGGTATGAAGACCAGATACACGGAGAAGGACGCACGAGACCCTTTGATGAGAAGGAGAAGTATCTGGCTGTTCACGTTCTAGCCAAAGCAGTCTGGAAGGGTATTGAGAGTGTCTTAGAGAAGCCCAAGGAATGTATGAAGTGGTTCCAAGACTGTGCTGCTTTGCTTACCGATGCTGAGCTTCCTGTTACTTGGGTTACACCCAGTGGCTTCCCTGTTCACCAAGAGTATTTCAACTTCACAAGTAAGAACATCAAGACTTGGATTAGCGGAACAGCTACTCACATTCGTTTCCGTGAGAACGACGATAAGCTATCCAAGGTTCGCCAGCGCAACGGAGTGTCCCCTAACTTTGTTCACTCACTAGATGCTGCGGCTCTCCATAAAACAATCATCAAAGCCAACGAGGAAGAAGGAATCTATGACTTTGCATTTATCCACGACAGCTATGGAACACACGCTACAGGGTGCGAAGCTCTGAGTAAAAGTTTGAGAGATGTATTCATTTCTATGTTTAGCGTTGACCTCCTTAAAGATTGGAAACATCAACTAGAACAGCAATCGGGATTAGAACTTCCAGAGCCTCCAGAATATGGAACTGCTGACATCTCCAAAATCAAAGATAGCACGTATTTCTTCAGCTAACAGTCCGTTAGTTGAGCAGTAAAAACCACCGATAACAGGTAATAGTAAAACAACATGAGTAAAGTAATAACAACACCAAAAGGTAAAGCAGTATGGCCCCGCATAGACACACCAGACACCAAGTTTGATGAGGATGGCGTTTATAGTTGTAAGCTCCACGTAAGTGAAGGAGACTTCAAAGCTTTCGAGGCTTTAGTCCAGCCAACACTTGATGCCGCTTACGAGGCAGAGTGTAGCCGTCAAGGTAAAGACAAGATACGTATGGCAGCATCAGCTCCTCTGCGTATTACCGACGAGGGCGACCACGAAATCTACGCTAAGCAAAAGGCTAAGGTTCACACCAAGTCCAAGGGAACACTAGAGTTCTCTATCGCGGCAGTAGACAGCCAAGGTAAAAAGATTGCCATGCCTAAGATTGGTAGCGGTTCTACCCTCAAGATGGCAGTCGAAGTAAACACTTGGTTTGTTCCAAGTCAGGGCTTCGGTTACTCCTTGCGTCTCCGCGCAGTCCAAGTGCTCGACCTAATTGAGTATGGTGGAGGTGATAGCTCCTTCGGCTTTGGTGCTGAAGCAGATGGCTACGTAGGTAGTGGGGAATCACTCAATGATGCCTTCGCGGTAGCTGATGAAGCGGAAACGACCAACGCGCCGTTCTAAGTTCCGTTCTAAGTTCGAAGAGACAGTAGCCTCCGCCTTAAATGCGGCGGGGGTTACCCACTCTTACGAGTCGATGAAACTGACTTACACGAAGGAGTGCAAATACACGCCTGACTTCGTTTTAGACAATGGAATTATACTGGAGGTAAAGGGCTATTGGGTAGCGTCAGACCGAACCAAACACCTACGAGTGAGGGAAGCACATCCCGAACTGGACATCCGCTTTGTATTTCAACGAGCATCAAACACACTAAGCAAAAAGAGCAAGACCACATACGGGGACTGGTGCGACAAACACGGGTTCCTGTGGTGCGAGAAAAAGCTCCCACACGAATGGACGACTTAACGGCAGTAGCCACACACCAACCTTGCGATGACTGCGGAAGCAGCGACGCCCTATCACACAACTCTGACGGAAGCACCAAGTGCTATTCCTGCGGTCTCTTCACACCGAACAGAAACAAAACAAACACACCAACACATAACACACAAATGGAAGCACAAGTATCACCACTAGGATTTGTAAACGGAGAGTTCATGGAAATAGCCCCACGGGGTATCCACAAAGACACATGCGTAAAGTATGGTTATCAAATAGGGGAGCTTAACGGTAAGCCCTGTCACGTTGCTAACTATCGCAACCTAGATGGAACACAGGTAGCTCAGAAGTATCGCTTTGCAGACAAGAGCTTTCACTGCAATGGCTCACCTAACTATTTCTTTGGTCAGAACCTATGGCCCAATGGCGGTAAGAAGCTAGTCATCACTGAAGGTGAGATTGATTGCCTTACTGTTAGCCAGCTCCAAGGTAACAAGTGGCCTGTAGTATCGCTACCCAGTGGTGCTCAGTCAGCCAAGACAATCTTTAAGAAGCAACTTGAATGGCTATCCTCTTGGGAGGAAGTCATCGTTATGTTTGACGAAGACAAGGCTGGTCGTGAGGCTGCTGAGAGTGTTGCTCACATCCTTCCTGCTGGCACTTGCAAGATTGCTAGGTTGTCTATGAAAGACCCTAACGAGATGCTTCTAGCCAACAAAGGTGAAGAAGTAATCCAAGCTTTTTGGAACGCTAAGGTATGGCGTCCCGATGACATTGTAGATGGCACTGAGCTTTATGAGCGCCTCACGGTTCCCAAGGAAAACGATAGCATCCCTTACCCTTACTATGGACTTAACTCTCTTACCCACGGTCTCCGCAAAGGTGAGATTGTTACCTTCTGTGCTGGCTCAGGCATCGGTAAATCTGCTGTTTGTAAAGAGATTGCTCTACACGTTCTCAAGACTACTGATCGTAAGCTTGGTTACATAGCCCTTGAGGAATCCATTGAGCGCACAGCTAACGGTATTATCGGTCTGGAAATGTCTAAGCCGTTACACCTAGAGCCCTTCACTCCAGATGCTAAATACAACGAGGCTTACAAGAAGACAGTCGGATCAGGGCGATTTTACCTGTATGACCATTGGGGTTCCCTAGACAGTGACAACCTACTTGGACACATCCGCTACATGGCTAAGGCTATGGATGTAGACTACGTGGTTCTGGATCACCTCTCTATCATTGTATCTGGTATGGGTGATGGCGACGAGCGCCGTATGATCGATAACACAATGACCAAGCTACGGTCACTTGTTGAAGAAACTAACATCGGTGTTGTTCTCGTAAGTCACCTAAAGCGCCCTGAAGGCAAGGGACACGAGGAAGGTGCCGCGACATCCCTAGCACAACTACGAGGCTCTGCGGCTATCGCTCAGCTATCTGATATGTGCATCGGACTAGAGCGTAACCAGCAAGACGTAGAGAACAAAAACAGGACAACCCTACGTGTCCTAAAGAACCGTTTCAGTGGTGAGACAGGCGTAGCTTGTAACCTGCTTTATGACAAAGAAACTTGCCGTCTCTCAGAGGACACTAACCCCCTCTTTGAGGACACCGAAGATGTGACATCAGGCTTCGGACACTAACCCCAACCCAAGGAGTATATGAGTAAATGGATACAAGATTCATCATGGAAGCGAGGCCAAGGCGTAGAAGCCATGTTCGCTAAACTGTTAAACGAACGAGCAACAGAAGCACGAGCGGCTGACCTTATGGAACAGTTCTCTCACGTAGATTACGTCTCTGACTTCGGTAAGATTGATGTCAAAGCACGTAAGCGTGTTGCCCGTAAAGATGACGATGTTCAAGATGACCTTGTATGGCTTGAGTTCAAGAACGTCCAAGGTAAGTTTGGATGGCTCTACGGGAAAGCCGACTGGATTGCCTTTGAGCGCCTACTCGACTTCGTTCTTGTTAAGCGTCACGACCTAGCCCTCATGGGTGAGAAGTTATGTGACCTAGGTGACCGAGTAGCTGTAGGAAGGGACGCCCTTTACAAAGGCTACCAACGCAAGGGACGTAAAGACCTCCTATCAATCGTGAAGATGACAGATGTTCTAGCGCTGTATCACCAGCTCTGGGCAAAAGACGTTGACACAGATGAACAGTAAACATTGATTAAAGAACACACACAAATGAAAACTACAGAATACTTAGAAGACCTAGCGGACGAAGCCTTCCTATTTGATGGATGCTCCTCGGCTATTGTAGGCCACGACCAAAATGGTTTTGCAGTCTACCAGCACACTAAACTTGTTCAGATATTTGAAGCCGATGGGATGACAATAGATGAAGCAATCGAGTGGGTAGAGTACAACATCATGGGTGTTCAACCTCAAAACTACACTATCTTATTCACATGAAAACAATAGCTTACTTCGACATAGAAACCAACGGCATCACGGACTGGTCAACTCTAAGTGACCTTAAAGACCTTCACTGCCTTGTGGTAATTGACCAGAACGGAACAGGAGCATACCGAGCAGACAGTATCCAACAAGGATTAGACCGTCTCTCACAAGCTGACCATATCGTAGGACACAACAGTATTGGCTTTGATGCTATCGCCCTTTGGAAGCTCTACGGCTACCGTCACGCTGGTGTATTAGACTCCGCTGTTATTGCTAGGTTTATGTTTCCCGATGTTCGCAACGATGACTTCAAACGTGAAGGCTTCCCTAAAGAACTCATTGGTTCCCACAGCTTGAAGGCTTGGGGTTATCGTATAGGTAACAACAAGAGTGACCACGGGGAAACCGAAGACTGGTCTACGTGGTCTCAAGAGATGGAAGACTATTGTGTCCAAGATGTGGAGGTCACCAAGTCTCTCTATGAGTTCTTTCTAAAGAAGGGACTAGGTGGACTACAGCAAGTAAGTGACCTAGAGCACGCCTTTGCTAAAGCTATCCGTATCCAAGAGATGAACGGATTCCCTTTTGACGTTAAAGCAGCAGAAGAACTTACAGCTACCCTTATGGGTCGTCGTGCTGCTCTTGACATAGAATTGCGTGAGTTATTCGCGCCTACTGAAGAAGTCACCAAGAGTAGCTGGTGGCTCGCTCCCGATGGCACAAAGTCCCGCACCAAGAAAGCCTTGGTCGAGAAGGGCTACAAAGCTAAGGAGATAACTAAGGGAGAGCCTGTTGTTAAGCTCATCCCGTTCAACCCCAACAGTCGTGACCAGATCGCCGAACGACTAATGGCTAACGGCTGGAAGCCTAGCTCCTACGAGGGCAAACGACCAGCAATCAACGAGGCGGTGCTCAAGGACATCGGAACACCCCAATCCGAAAAGCTCCTTGAGTACCTCCTCGTCACCAAGCGTCTCGGTCAAGTGGCTGAGGGTAAACAAGCGTGGCTCAAGCTAGAGCGCAACGGACGTATCCACGGTTCAGTGAATACCAACGGTGCGGTTTCAGGCCGATGCACACACCGAAATCCGAACGTGGCTCAAGTTCCGTCTACTCGTGCGCCTTATGGTGGCGAGTGTCGCTCTTGCTTCACAGTCCCAGAAGGTAAGGTGCTAGTAGGTGCTGACGCTAGTGGCCTGGAGTTGAGATGCCTAGCTCACTACCTAGCTCTGTTCGGAGATAAGGAATACGCTAAGACTATTCTTGAAGGTGACATCCACACAGCAAACCAAAAGGCTGCTGGGTTACCTACTCGTGATGACGCTAAGACATTCATCTACGCTTTCCTGTATGGCGCAGGGGATTCCAAGATTGGTTCTATTGTTGGTGGTAACGCTAAGCAAGGTAAAGCTCTCAAAACAGCTTTCATGCGTAAGACACCCTCCATCAAGAAACTCTATGACGCTGTAGCTAACGCTCTGGAAACTAAGGGTATGCTAAGAGGTATCGATGGACGTCCTCTGCCTTGTCGTTCTCCTCACTCTGCTGTGAACCTACTACTTCAGTCAGCAGGTGCAGTAGTAATGAAGCAAGCACTCATTGAGTTTGTAAGGATGGCAAAGCTACCCTACGAGATGCACGCTAATGTTCACGATGAGGTTCAGTTCTCGTGTGACCCTAAGCACGCTGACGAACTCGGTAGGACATTCTGTAACGCTCTAGGGAAAGCTGGAGAGGTTCTCAAGTTTAACTGCCCACTAGATGGAGAGTTCTCTGTCGGGGCTAACTGGAAAGAAACACACTAATACACACCATGAAAGAAACAAAAAACAAACTACTTCTCATTGATGGCGATATGATACTCTACAAGGCTGCTTGTGCGGCTGAGCAAGAGATGCGCTGGGATGATGACACTTGGACACTTCAAACCAACATGGTGGAAGCTAAGGCTGAAGCAGACCGTAACATTGATAGCATCAGTAACGCTCTCAAGAGTAAGAAGATCAAGGTGTTCTTCTCTCCTAGTCGCACGTTCCGTCACAACCTTTGGCCCGCTTACAAAGCCAACCGTAAAGACAAGCGTAAGCCACTAGGCATTGGTGAGCTTCGTGATTGGATGATGGAGGAGTATGACTCTGAACTCTATCCTAACATTGAGGCTGATGACGCTATCGGTATCTGGGCTACTGAAGACCCTGAGAACCGTGTGGCTGTCTCTGGTGATAAGGACTTCGCCACCCTTCCTATCCATTGGTACAATCACCTCAAGGACACCTTGCGTATTATAACCAAAGAAGAAGCAGACCACTTCCATCTAGTCCAATCCCTCATGGGAGACTCTACTGATGGCTTCGGAGGTATCAAAGGCTGTGGCCCTATGACCGCTAAGAAACTCCTAGAGAAGAACGGTGCTACTTGGAAGACCGTTGTGGATGCCTACAAAGCCAAAGGGGAAACCGAATATGAAGCACTGCTTACTGCTCGTCTAGCACGTATCCTACGGGATGGTGACTACGACTTTGACACTCACGAAGTAACTCTCTGGACGCCTAAGAAATGACCAACTCAATAGACAAACTTTTATATGACATCGAACAAGCTAACAAAAGACACACACAGAATATGACAAACGTAATAGTAGCAGCAGAGGAGCGCCTCGACCCAACACCCGATGACGTGAAACCAACTAACCCTAAAGATGCCTGTGGTATCAAGAAGGTTCCTATCTCAGGGATGCCCGTACCAGTGCTCCTAGAGTCTGGATTAGTAAAGCTACACGGTGACCTTAAATATGGTCGTTACAACTGGAGGGACGCTGGAGTGCGTGGTTCTGTATATTATGATGCTTGCTTTAGACACCTAGCCGCTTGGTGGGAGGGCGAAGACTTAGACCCAGACTCTGGCATCCATCACCTATCCCATGCAATCACAGGCTTAGCGGTTCTTAGGGATGCAATGATGCAAGATAACTGGATAGATGACCGCCCTAAAGAGAGCCTTGGGTTTATTAAAGAGCTAAATAAGAAGGCAGAAGAGATGGTAAACAAGCACAACCAATAATTATTGAAGAGACCGTAACGATGGAAATAGACAATCAAGCAGAAATGCCCCCCATAAACAAGGCGCTCCTAGACGCCCTAGAGAGTTCCTTTCCAGCACAGGACTTCCCTGCAACTGACAGTGTTCCTATGCTCAACTTTCACTATGGACAACGATCTGTGGTAAATTTCATTAAGCATCACTATCAACTTCAAACTGAAAATATAATCAACCCAAAGTAATACTAATATGTGCTCAAAACCAGACATCCCTAAGCCAGCTCCTCCTCCCGCTCCTCCTCCCCCTCCTACGGAGACAGCTAAAAAGGTAGAGAACAAGGCTCTCAAGAAACGTCAAAGCTCCAAAAAGCGTGGCACTTCTGCTCTTACAGTTCGTCGCTCTACAGTGAACACTGGTTCATCTGGCAGTGGCGCTAATATCAATTACTAATTAAATACAAATATGGCAGACCGAACCCTCACGATTAACCACGCAGATGGAGACAGTGAAACTTATACTATCAACCGTGACAAGTTCGCGGGGGTTCGGAGTATGGAGGTGACGGGTCAACCTCTGGACGCCAACACCACCTCAATCCAAGTAACCGTTGCGGGACACGCTGACCTTAGTGGTATATATAACCTAACTAGCGGTGGTTCGGGCTTCGACTGGGCGCAACAGGGGGGCAATGGTCAGATTGTTCGCGAGCAAAACAGTCAGTATAATTATCACTGGTTGGTGTCCGATAATTCTGATGGTAACCCCTACTCAACTTTCGGTAGTGGCTTAGTTTCTGAAACAGATTCCAGACCTTGGAAAGAGACTGACACAGGTATCCTACTTATGGCTCCTGTCCCAGAAACCCTCACAGTAGACCACACAGCGGTTCCCAAGACCGTAGCCAAAGAAACAACCTTTGGTGGTTCTCAAAGTATTACCATCAAGAGGGACATCGAGCCACTACTAAGTAAAGTAGTAGGTGGAGCAGCAGCAGCTTACAGCCTACGTGACCTCAACGACAAAGCGGGTAACAACAAGGTTGTTGACGTAAGACGTTCTAGCGGTGGAGAGCAAGCCTTCTTAGCCAAAGAAGTATCTAATGGAACGCTCACAGCTTGGGTTGGAGCAGGTAATGATGGCTTCGTATCCAAATGGTATGACCAGTCAGGTAATGGTAACGATGCCGTTCAGCCTACCTCTACAAGCCAACCTAAGATTGTAAGTTCTGGTAGCCTAGTAACTGGTGGTCTTCGCTTTGACGATGCTCAAAAACTAGAAACTGCTGGCACGTTCTCATTTGCAAGTGGAACTACGCTGTCTACGTTTATTACTAATAAATCAGATGGAGATGAAGCCGCATACCTATTTAGATTTGTTTCTGATTATATTGTTTACAATACTGCTGGTGGTGTTCGCAGGGCGTATGCTGGGGCTAATGCTAACTCAGGAACTCTTGGTTCGGACGAAGAACTTTGGACTACTATCTCTACTTTAAATAGCTCTGGAGGAACAGCTAACTTTTTTGCTAACGGAACACTTGTATCCTCGGCTGACACAAACATTGGCACCAGAACGGTCAGTAGTAAAGTCTTAAACATTGGTGGAAGTTCTTCGTCTAACCACTGGAACGGAACTGTCAATGAAGTTGTCTTTTACGCTACTGACCAAACTTCTAATCGTGCAGCCATCGAAGCTAACATTAACAATCAATACGACATCTACTAATGTATCTAATATACGCAAGCGAAGAAGCAGGCATCGAACGTGCCGACGAAGAAGGTAAAGACCGTAACTTCCCCTACTGGACTACTGGAGGAACAACACGCTGGGTGACTAAGCCAGTCCCTACGGCTGACGGCATGTGGGCTTTAGATGTTTCTGAGTATGACCTCGACGACCTTGAGGAGACTTCCACCGTTGACACCTACGCAATCCCTGACACCATCGAAGATAACCCTTAATTACCCCCTTTAACCCTGTCCGTTCCGTAGCGCTCCTTAACCTCAATCGGTGAGATTTTATGACCAACAGAAGGAAGCCCACCGTTCGGACAGGGATTATTTATAAATATACAACATATGAATACTGAAACAGCTCAAGCACTCTACTCCAAACTGGAAGGTAAGCGATACCAATACGTAGATCGTGCTCGCCAGTGTTCCAAACTAACTCTACCCTACATCATTACTGATGAGGGCTTTGGCGCACATAGCCGCCTAGAAACACCCTTTCAAGGCATCGGTGCTCGTGGAGTAAATAACCTAGCTTCTAAATTACTGTTAGCACTCCTGCCACCTAATGCCCCTTTCTTTCGTCTTAACGTAGACAATCATGGACTTGAACAAGAGGGCGCTCCACCAGAGTTAATCTCCGAGATTGAGAAATCCCTTCAGCAAGTTGAAGAGTCCGTTATGGACGAGATTAGTCGTGAGACATATCGCACTGCTCTCCATGAGGCCCTAAAGCACCTTATCATAACAGGTAATTCTCTAGTCTACCTTCCTGAAGATGGAGGTATGCGTGTGTTCCATCTTGACCGTTTCTGCGTAGAGCGTGACCCAATGGGTAACATTCTCTACATCTGCACCAAAGAGCAGCTATCCTATATGTCCCTCTCACAAGAGATGAAAGACATTGCTGGTAACACTGATGGACAAGGCGCTGACAATGACGTCAACCTGTTCACTGCTGTGTGCCGCAAGGAGAATGGATGGAAGGTATGGCAAGAAATCAATGGCAACCTTATTCCTGATAGTGAAGGCTTCTACCCACTAGACAAGAACCCCTTTATCCCGCTCCGCTTCTCCCGCATCGATGGTGAGGATTATGGGCGTGGATACGTTGAAGAGTATCTAGGTGACTTGCAATCTCTTGAGAGCCTCCAAAGAGCTCTTGTAGAAGGCTCGGCAGCCGCTGCTAAGGTACTCTTCCTCGTTAATCCCAACGGCACAACTCGCGCTAAGACACTTGCTGAATCCCCTAATGGTGCTATCGCTCAAGGTAACGCTGCTGATGTGTCCGTTCTCCAGCTCAACAAGTTCAATGACTTCCGAGTTGTCCAAGAGAGCATCCAGAAGATTGAAGAGCGTCTCGGTCACGCCTTCCTGTTGACCTCAGGTGTTGTTCGTAACGCTGAGCGTGTTACAGCAGAAGAGATACGTATGCTAGGACAAGAACTAGAGGTCGCTATTGGTGGTCTCTATTCGTTACTCTCAGTAGAGCTTCAGATGCCTATGGTTAATCGCTTGATGGATGTCATGCGTAAGAAGAAGAAGCTCCCTAAGATGCCTAAGGACATTATCAATCCTGTTATCATTACAGGTGTAGAAGCCCTTGGTCGTGGTAACGATTTACAGAAGCTGGATATGTTCCTAGCTGGTGCTGCTCAAGTAGTAGGCCCTCAAGCCGTAGCTCAATATGTGAGTGTCGGAGAATACTTTAAACGTCGTGCTACCTCCCTCGGTATTAAAACTGATGGATTAGTAAAGACAGAAGAACAAATGGCTCAAGAAGCCCAACAAGCCCAACAAATGCAAATGGCAGAAAAGCTAGGCCCAGCAGGGATCAAAGCTATTTCTGACCAAGCGAAAGTACAACAAGAACAAGCTCCCGTAGAGGAATAAGAGAAATAGAAAATGGCTGACCTACATCAAGTACAGATCAACGAAACAAACGAGGAAGAGAATATCTCCCTAGAAAAACAGGCTGCTATGCAAGACGAAGCAGCTAACCAGCGTAACCAAACGCTTGAAGCCGACCCCAACGAGGGCAAGGAAACTATCGAAGAGCAACTTAATGAAGAAGAAGAGGCTACCGAAGAGGAACGTCCTGAGTGGCTTGATGAGAAGTTTGAGAGTCCCGAAGAAATGGCTAAGGCTTACAAGGAGCTTCAGAAGAAGATGTCCAAGCCAAAGTCAGACAAGAAGGCTACAACAGAGGAGTCATCTCCTACAGAGGCAACTACAGGCGCTATTGATGCGGCTCGTGGCGAGTTCGCTGAGGCTGGTGAGTTGTCTGACAAGACCTTTGATGCTCTTGAGGCCGCTGGGTTACCCCGTGAGTTCGTTGAGCAATACATCGCTGGTCAAGAAGCTATGTCTGTTCAGCAAGCTGCTACTATTCAAGAGTCGATTGGTGGCGCTGGAAACTACGAGGCTATGGCTGAGTGGGCTTCTGAGAATCTCGCTGACACTGACCTTGACGCGTTTAACGACATTGTAGAAGGCAACTCAGTAGAGCAAGCCCGTGTAGCTGTTAAAGGACTGTATGCTCAGTTCCAAGCCGCTGGAGGCAAAGGCCCTTCTCTCGTTCAAGGTTCCACTTCAGGTGACTCAGGTGTAAAGCCCTTTGGTTCTACTGCGCAAGTTACTGAAGCTATGCGTGACCCTCGTTATGCTAGTGATCCAGCTTACCGTGAAAACGTAGAAAAGCGGATGTCCGTTTCCTCAATATTTTAAACCAACAAAGTAAATTATTATGAAAGAAATTATCTCATACCTAGTATCTAACGTGGACAGTATTCTACTTACTGTTTCTGCTATCGTAGCTGCCGCTTCTGCTGTAGCTGCTCTCACCCCTACCCCTTCAGATGACGCTTTTGTTGCTAAAGCTTACAAGGTCATTGATTGGCTAGCCCTTAACATCGGTAAAGCTAAAGACAAGTGATAGCTACTGTCGTTCAATTACTAATAGCGTTCCCTAAAATAGGAAAGCTGTTGCTAACGATACGTTCTGAATATGTCAAAGAATTGGCTAATCGTCGTCACGCTGAGCACCGCACTCGTATTGATGAGTGGGTGCGCGACACTGAGACAAAGCAGGATTCCTGAGTTTATAGAGGAGCTAGACCAACACGAGTTTAGTTCCTCTGAGAGGGAAACCATCGGGGACATCCTCGACTACGTTAATGACCTAGAAAACGATGTTAATTAAACTCATACTCGCATCCCTTTTACTGTTTGGGTGTTGCCAAGCAGACACCTCAATAACCCTTAAAGACTTCGTTAAGTTAATCCCTCAGTGGGAAGTCTACCCCGACAGTCCTCACACAATAGTGGGTGACAATGGGGCTGCTTATGGGCACTACCAGATACACAAGGTAATGGTAGATGATTACAACCGTATTACTGGTTCTAAAGCCACTCATACGGACGCCTTTGACCCAGTGGTCGGGGAGCGTATCGCCTATGCTGTTCTGAGCCACTACGCGAAGCACATTCAAGCCTCTGGGATTACACCTACGGCTGACCACATGCTGTTCATCTGGAACGGAGGTGGTGGAGCTTGGAAACGTGTTGAGAACCCACAAGCTGACCAGAAGCAAATCAATCTTAATACCTACAGAAGTAGGGCAACCCCAATAATAAATAACTACATAAATGGCAAAGAGAAAAGGCGTAAGCCTACGGAAAGAACATAAGTCTAAGAGTGGAGGTCTCTCCAAGAAAGGCAGAGACTACTACAATCGTAAGACTGGTTCTAACCTAAAAGCACCTCAACCTAAAGGAGGCGCTAGAAAACGCTCTTTCTGTGCTCGTATGAGTGGTGTCAAGGGGCCTATGAAAGACTCCAAAGGACGTCCTACTCGCAAAGCTCTCGCCCTTAGAAAGTGGAAGTGCTGACCTATGAAAAACTGTGGATGTTCAAAATGTGCTATGAAACGTAAGAAACTAACAATCAAAAAATCTAAACCCAAAAAATACTAATGGCTAAAATATGCCCTAAAGGAATCGCTTGGGCAAAGCGCACCTTCGACAAATACCCATCTGCTTATGCAAACATGGCGGCATCTAAATATTGCAAAGACCCTAATTATGGCAAAGGGCGTAAGAACCTAAAAGTCAAAAAGAAAAAGTAACATGGGAGAACTAGCAAAATGGAGAGCCCAACGCTGGGTTCGTATTGGAACCGATGGAAACATCAAAGGTGAGTGTGGCACTTCCAAGAATAAGAAGAACCCTGACCGATGCCTTCCCATCGCTAAAGCTAGAAGCCTCAGTAAATCAGAACGAGCATCTACAGCTAAAAAGAAAAAGAAAGCTGGCTCTAAAGGTAAGCAGTTTGTTTCAAATACTAAGGCTGCTCGCGTGTCTTTGCGCGTTAATAAAAAGAAATAAACCTTTCGTTCCCATCCGCAAGAAGTAACAGCTTTGCCCTCCGAGGAGGATAACCTAGCGGTGAACCAAGTGAGTAAGAACACCTAACCTGTAACCCCCACTCTGGGAGTTGCTACTAAGTAAACTAACTCAAAAAGAAAAACTAATACAATGGCTAATACAAGTCCGTCCCGTTTGGGACAAGTAAATTATGACGGAGCGCTCCCAAATACGGGAGATGCTAATGCTCTCTTTCTTAAAGTGTTCTCAGGAGAAATCCTGACTACCTTTGAGGAGCAGAACATCATGAAAGACCTGCACATGGTTCGCACCATCTCGTCTGGTAAAACAGCTCAGTTCCCTGTCACAGGTGTTGCTGAAGCTAAATACCACACAGTCGGTGAAGACATCGTGGACAGCTCTAACAGCTACCTATCCAACATCAAGCACGCTGAGCGCACCATCAACATTGATGACGTTCTGATTGCTTCGACGTTCATCGCCAATATCGATGAGCTCAAGAACCACTACGACGTCCGTAGCATCTACGCTAAGGAACTCGGTAAGGCTCTTGCTAAGCGCTTCGACATCGCAACAATGAAGACTCTCTTCGCTGCTGCTGGTGGTTCGTCCGAAATCGGAGGCAACGGAGGCACAAGCGTCTCTGGTGCTACTACCACAACTGCCGCTGGTCTTGTTGACTCGCTCTACGCTGTGGCTCGCTCGCTTGACGAGAAAGACGCTCCTGAAGAAGGTCGTTTTGCTGTTCTCACTCCAAGCCAATACTACACTCTCCTCACTGCTGACAATGTTGCGATCAATCGTGACACAGGTGGTGTTGGTGATGTTTCAACAGGTAAGATTGCTCAAGTTGCTGGTATCAGCCTCTTCAAGAGCAACCATCTCGACAGCATCATTGCTGGTGGTGATGACTCTGCTGTAGCTACTGGTGATGGCGCATCTAACAATGATGTGTTCGGTGCTGGTGGTACTGGCTACAACGGTGACTTCTCCGCATTGAGCGGCACTGGTACTGCTAAGGGATTCCTTGCAGGTACTAAGGAAGCTATCGGTACGGTTAAGTTGCTCGACCTCGCTACAGAGTCCGAGTACCAAATCCAACGCCAAGGCACTCTGTTCGTTGCTAAATATGCAATGGGCCACGGTGCGTTACGCCCTGAGTGTGCCGTTAAGGTTCTCCCTGCGTAAGTAATACCAATTAAGCTGAGACCCCTTGGGACAATCCCCTTGGGGTCTCTTTTTAAATCCCTTTAACTTTATATAAATAATATGCCTACTCTGACATCTAAATTAGAAGCAGTAAATTCGATGCTAGGACACATTGGTGAAAGCCCTGTGAACAGTATCAGCAACACCAACGCACTCCCAGTTTCCGCTGCTACAGCTATCTCTGCTCTTGATGAGGTTAGTCGTGCTGTTCAGTCTGTAGGATGGCAATTTAACACAGAAGTAAACGTCACCCTGAGCCCTGCTGGGGATGGCACTATAACTCTCTCAGAGGACATCCTTGAGCTAGACCCCATCGACACTTCAATAGATGTCGTACAGCGCGGTTTAAGCCTCTTTGATCGCTCTAATAACACCACAGTGTTTACCTCTGACCTCAAAGTAAACCAGACACGCCTTCTTGAGTGGGAATCCCTACCTGAGCAAGCGCGTCGTTACATCACTCTGCGTGCTTCCCGTGTGTTTCAAGGACGTATCGTAGGCTCTCGTGAGCTAGAAGCACTAATAGCTCGTGACGAATACAAAGCCTATGGAGCACTCATGGATTATGACAGTGGTAGCTCTGACAGGACTATATTTGACAACTACGACGCCGCTTCCAGAATTGGTATCAACCGTAACTACGATCTTACATAATGGCTTTAATTAACACTTCGGTTCCTAACCTTATTCAAGGTGTCTCTCAACAACCTGATGCCACTCGTTTCGATGGCCAATGTGAGGAGCAGGAAAACGCTCTTAGCTCTGTTGCAGAGGGATTGAAGAAGCGTCCTAATACTAGGCACATCGCTAGGTTGCTTACAACCGCTATTGATGAGAATAGTTTTGTTCACTTTATCAACCGCGATGACAACGAGAAGTATGTAGTCATACATACAGGCACAGGAATAGAAGCGTGGAACATAATCTCAGGTGTTAAGTGTTCAATAAACGGTTACACAACGCCCTTAACTCCTCCTAATTATCTATCCACCAATACGCCCAAAGAAAGCCTCAAGGCACTCACGGTAGCAGATAATACTTTCATTGTTAATAAAGATGTTAGTGTTGGGTTATCACCAACTAAAACAGCACCTCTCGATAAGAAAGGATTTGTTTACGTAGCTCAAGGAGACTACGAGAAAAAGTATCAAGTCAATGTTGGAGGAAACATTAACGGTGTTGTTACAAATGACCAAGCGACCTTTGACATCGCTGTCGAAAGTTATGCTTGGTATGGAAGCTGGTCAAAATTTAGGGTCGCTGGAGGCGTAGGAAGTAGTGTAAGTATAACTAACGCAGGTTCAGGATACGCATCAACAACACCAGATGTTTTAGAACTAGTTTTTAATTGGGGAACTTTAGGCGCAACGGTTCAATTTGCTACTTATAACACTATTGACAGAATGCCAGTCATTCGAGTCACCTTTGAGGACGATGGTACGCTAGATGCAAACGGAGTTTCAAACGGAACTAAAAGGATAGCCACCGCAACCATTGAGGATGTAGGAATGTTTGGACAGCACATAGCGAGTTATACAGGAAATAGCTTTGCGGACAGTTATAATGCTAGTATATCTGGCGTTGTTCAGGGAGACACTATTACTGGCACACAATACTCTTTTTCTACCACAGGTGCTAATGATACCGAAGCTGTACTCGCAGATACGGCTGTAATAGCAAGATCCATATTTGATGATTCACCCCATCGAGCTTCGTTTGTTACCAACCCTATAAAGGTTGATGATTCAGCCAACGCCGACAGCTATGACGCGCAAGGGAATATATTTAGTGTTGGCACTCTCTTCCCTAACCCTCCCCTTACGGCTTCGCGAGAAGCAAACACTATTATTATTGAAAGTAATGTAGCAGGCGCAGACTTTACCTTAGAAACTGAGGACGGACTTGCGGGTAATGGGATTAAGGATGTTTACAAGCGTATTGATTCTCTCTCGGATCTTCCAACCAAAGCTCCAAACAACTTCGTAATAGAAATTGTAGGAGATGCTGATTTAGATCAAGACAACTACTGGGTAAGATTCACTACTAATAATGGAACAGATTTCGGAGAAGGTGCTTGGGAAGAATACGTAGCTCCTAATGTATCAGACGGTTTAGACGCATCAACTATGCCTATGACTATCCGAAGCACTAACTTCAATACACTTGAAATTGAAACGTTAGACTACGCCAAGAGGAGCGCGGGGGATGAAGACACAAACCCTAACCCTTCGTTTGTTGGGCAAGGGATTAATGACATTGTATTCTTTAAGAATCGTTTAGGATTTATTACTAATGAAACGGTTGTGTTCTCTGAGGCGGGTGAGTTCTTTAACTTCTTCAGAACCACCGTATCGTCCCTATTAGACTCAGCTCCTATTGATATAACTGTTAGTAGCACCAATGTCACTAAGCTAAAGGCCGCTACAATCTTCCAAGAGAACTTGATGTTGTTTGCGGACAACGTCCAGTTCGTGATGAAGGGTGGAGACTTGTTTACACCTAAGACTATCTCGGTGTCTCCTACAACTAACTTTAGTTTAGACGACTCAGTAGACCCTCTTCCGCTAGGCTCCTACGTTTACTTCCCTTTCACTCGTGGTTCCTTCACTGGAGTCCGTGAGTTAGCGCTCAGTGCTAACACAGAGACCTATGATGCTGTAGAGGTAACCGAGCACGTCCCTGCTTACATTCCTAGTAACATTATAGCAATGACTGGGACTACATCGGAGGACGTCATTGCTCTCCTGAGTGCTAATGAAAAAGGTTCCCTATATATCTACAATTACTTCTGGAACAACAATCAAAAAGTTCTTAGTGCTTGGTCTAAGTTTACATTGGATGGTGAGGTAAGAGGAATGGAGTTCATTGACTCAACTCTCTTCTTAATTGTTACTAACGCCACAGAAACGAATCTCGTAGAAATACCCTTAGAGTCTGGTTTAAAGGACGATGCTGGCTATGTTACTCACCTTGATATGCGAGTAGCTGATACAGTCCTAAATGGTGACGCTGTAATCAACCTTCCTTACACTCCAGAGGATGACTCAGTGGAAGTCTACACGACTGACGGGTTAGCCCTTAACTGTTCTAATGTAGGCTCTACAGTCACCCTCAGTAGCGATGTGTCCGCCGATACAGACGTCTGGGTAGGTCTCCCCTACACAATGAAATACACGTTCTCTGAGCAGCTATTCAAAGCTAAAGCAGGAAACGGTAGGAGTCCCTCTAATGCCGCCAAGATGATGATCCGTAATGGTTCTCTCTACTACGACAAATCTGCTTACTTCAAAGTTAAGGTGACCCCTAAGTTCCGTGATACCTACGAGAACATCTTTACTCCTGATGTAGTAGGTTCTTCTACTCTTGGTTCTCTTAGCCTCGACAGCGGTTTCTATCGCTTCCCTGTGTTCACCAAACCCCAAGATACAACTATTACCATCGAAAACGAGAGTGCTCTCCCTAGCACATTCCAGAGTGCCGAGTTTGAATCCTTTGTTCACTCCCGCTCTAACCGATATGGATAAAGTCCTGAGTAAGCATGGAGATTGTAAGGTAGTTGTAGCTACCCACGCCCACGTAGCAATGATCTATCCGCACCTGCGTAAAGCAGACAAGATAGAGATAGCCTGTATGGGCCACGAGCCCTGTCAGTCGCTCTTAGGAGCACTAGAGGATGACGACGTTACCCTTACAGCACTAGATGCTGATGACGTTCCCTTTGCAATGTTTGGTGTAGGACAGGTAGATAACCTAGCTTATATCTGGTGTCTAGGAACCGATAGTGTTTCTGACAACGCATATCAATTCCTCAAAGCGTCCCGTGAGTGGACTCAACGATTAACCAAGCCTTATGGAGCGACCTTTAACTTCGTCCATGAGGACAACCACGTAGCCCTAAAGTGGCTCAAATTCTGTGGAGCAATCTTCATTCGTAAACTTACCTTTAGCAATCAACCCTTCTTTGAATTTATAATCCCTTCTAAATAATATGTGTGAACCATTAACAACTATTGGCCTAGCTTTAGGCGCTTCGCAAGCATCCGCTGCAGCTGTAGGAGCTGCCGCAGTGTCCACCACTCTCGGTGTAGCTTCTGCAGGAATGCAAATTCATGGACAAAGCCAACAAGCAAAGACCCAAGCAAAAGTCCAAAAGAATGCTTCAATAGCGGAACGTCAGCGTTACCTTCAAGAAGTGTCCTCTATGCGTGTCCAACAAGGACAAGAGCAAGTAGCAGCCGCACAGCGTGTTAATGAGTCTGCTAGGAAAGCCCGTGAAGCTCGTGCAACGGCTCGTGTGAGTGCTGGGGAAGCAGGAGTAGCAGGACTTAGTGTTGATGCTCTTATCAATGACCTTACTAAGCAAGAAGCAGAATATAGCTTTGCTACACAACAGCAGACTCAGATGAACGACGTAGGACGCTCAATGCAGCTAGAAAATGCTGGGCTTAGTTTCACTAACAACATGCTTCGTATCAACAAGCCTATCGAAAAACCTGATTACCTCGGAGCTGCTCTTAGTGGCGCTCAAACAGGAATGTCCACTTATTCAACTCTTAAATAATAATAATGCGTAAACAAGTACAACTAGACCTAGGAACACCAGCCCTACGCCCCACATCAGCACGCGGAGGACAATACAGCGTGGCTGTTGCACCAACCCCTAAGACCAACTCAGCATTACAGCTAGCACAGGCGTTACGACGCGTCCCTCAAGTTCTAGGACAAGCCTCTAACATCGCTAAAGACCTAGGAGCTGAGGCTGCTTTATCTACTATGGACGTAGAGGCCGCTATGCAAGATAAGGAATCTAAAGGTATCCTTGGTTACAATAAGGCTTACCAACAAGGCCTTGTTAAGCGTCACTTTGCGATGAACGAAGAGATTTTCCGAGAGCGTTTCCAAAACGTAGCGGGTAGAACTAATCTTCCTACAGGAGCTACCGATGAGGAACGTATGGCTTCTATCAATGAGTTCGTCTCAAACTTAGATAAAGAACGCGACATGTTTAACCAAGAGTTACGGGATATGTTTGGTGGAGACACACACCGAGAGCAAGCTCTACAAGCTCTTTCGTCGGTTTTCGTTGATGGCATCTATGACGACTCCATGAAGATTTATAAGGAGAATCTAGAGCAACAAACGGAGATGTTTATTTCAGCAGATGCCTCTACAATGATGAAAAGTAAGGGTGTCGCTAGCGGTCTTGATTATGCAATCAATGAATATAAAGCACTAGGTATCTCTCCCAAGGAACGCTCTATAAAGCTCCGTGGTATTGTTACTGCTGATGCTGCTGTGTTGATAGAGCAAGGTAAAGTCTCTCAAGCTGAAGCCCTGTTAAACGCGGCTTCTTCTTATTCCCTACACGGTAACGCTAAGCTCTTTGGCTCTGCTGCGGGTAAGAAAGAGATTACAACAGTTCGTAGGTCTATCCGTTCCGCTAGGGAAGCCTCTGAGGTTTCCTTCTTGGACAACTCTAAAGGCTTAGGGCGTTCCGTAGATGCCTTGTTAGAAGACGTAGCTGATCCAGATGTGTCTTTAGAAGACCGACAAGCATCTGCTCTGCGTATGGCTAAACGAGCTGGAGCATCCGACGAAGAAGCGCAGACATTCGCTGAGGTTGCTTCTGCTGGTGGTATTGATGCTATGATGGATGCCTATCGTGACCTAACTCGAAACGCAGAAAACGAGAACATGCGCGATCTTCTCAATGACCAATTAAAAATGATACGCAATGCTAGGGACGATCACTTCGGTGGTAGTGCTTCTACTATTGGTACATTCACTCCAGAAGACATGGGGACACTTGAAGCAGACATTAGGACTGTCATGGATCGTAACCCTAATACAGCTCGTACATACCTCCCCGTGTCCGTTAATGGTCGTAAAGTAAACGTACAAGACCCTGACTACATCGAAATGATGAGACGTATTAAGGTGGACTACGAGTGGGCAACTGTTCCTAGCCAAAAGGGTTCTATTATTCGTGAAGCTCAGAAGTTTATTCGTAGTAAGGACAGTCGATTTGGAACTTACGCTGGTGAGTATGCTATAGCTCTTCAATCAGACTTAGACGCTGTAGCACCGAGCCTATATCGCCAAGCTAAAGGCGACATTGCTGTATATGAGGGACTACTCTCTGACAAAGCTGATGAGCTTAAAGCACAATACAAGAGACGCGCAGACCTCCGTGGAGACACCGAGAGCCTACTAGAAGTCAACCTACCACCATCAAAAGAGAAACAAGCACTAGAGGAAGCGGGAGACAATCGCATCGTTGGTGACCTTAAATCATTCTCTGGAGAAGGTGTTACTGCGGCTGAATTATCCAGTGATCGTGAAGCTTTGAAAGCACTTGAAACAACAAAACGTGGTCTTACTAAGAGCGAAAAGAAACGTCTACTACAAGCAAGCCTACTAGACTACGGGTTTCCCACGATGGACTCTATTGACCTAGAGATGCTGAGTGATGCCGACATGGGCTTCAGCGACGTTCTACTAGGTGATAATGTTCTCCGTAGCATGATACCAGCCCTAAGGGGACTAAGTGTGTCAGAAGATGAACGCACTCCTGAACAGAAGAAAGCTATCAAAACGTGGGAGGCTTACGGCTTTGACAGCGTAGAAGATTATTACAAATTAGAGGAAGCTCAAGAGACGCTTAGGAACCTCGCTAACAGATAAATTATATGGGACTATTTGATAACCTAGAAGCCGCTCCAGAAACCCCTGAAGAGGACATTGTATTACAGCCTCAAGGTGAGACCTTAGAAACACCTACAGTCGAACCAGAGACACCCGAAGAAGCACTCTTTGTTGCTCGTAATGTTCGTGAGGAGATTGAGACTGAAGAGAATGATGGCCCTACCATTAAACAACAGATAGCAGGACTCACAGCAGAGATTGCTATTAGTAGTGCTGCTCAGATGGGTGCTGTTCCTGCTTCAGCGGCTACTGGGCCTTTTGCTCCTGTTACTTGGATTGGCACTACCTTCTCTGGTGGTTATGCTGGCTCAGTAGCAGCTCAGAAAGCTGAAGGACAAGAAGGCATCTCTCAAGGGCGTGCTTTGTTCGCAGGACTAGTAAACACCATTCCGTTTCTCGGTAAAGCTAAGCAAGGCACAAAGCTAGCAATGCTTACAAAACAGCTCGGTTCTCATGCCGCTCAAGGTGCTGCTATAGGTGCTGGAGAAGTTACAGCCGTAGCTGTTATTGATGACCAACGGATGCCTACTCTTGGTGAGCTAGGTTTTGGTACTGTTGCTGGTGCTACTATTGGTACAGCTTTAGGTGGAGGCATTGAAGGTGCTAAGGTTCTTGCGCCTAAGACAAAGAATTTATTTAACAAGATCAGTGGTAAGACTGCCGACGAAGTAGATGTAATGGTAGCTAAAGGAGAGGTTCTCGCTGAGGACATCTCGGATGCTATGGAGGACATCGGTGAGGCTCCTAAGATGCCTCAAAAGGAAGTCATTGAGGAAACCATAGGAGAGACACAACCCTTAGAGGTCACTGTAGGAGGCGAGAAGATACCTTCAGAAGCCCCAGAAGCTCCAGCGACCACTGCGACACCTAAAGATGCTCCAGAGATAGAATTTACCGAAGGAGGAATCCCTTACAAGGCAGAAGGAACTTACGTTCGCTTTGGAGAATTACCTGAAGGCCCTTCTAAGAACCATATAACTGGTGGATACGAAGAAGGACACTCGGTATATCTGGCATACAAAGACGAAAAAACTGGTAAATATATAATTCAGCCTAATGCTATGGATGAAACAGATTTTGGTGCGTCTATAGAAACGCTCCCTGAACTCATCAGCGATAACCGTAAAATTTATGAAATTAGCGGAGAACGTGTCGGAGTAGGTTACGATGGCGAGCCCTTACTTAATCCTTCGTCTAGCAAGCAGGTTTCAGAACTTGACCCTGCTAACATTGTTTTAGGAGATGACTTAGAAATGAATATCAAAGGAGAGATGTTATCTAAGCCAGCTTCTTATGACGCCTCTACAGCACTTAAAGATGTTCCAGAAGGTTTAGAGTTGCCTGAATATAAAATAGTAGAGCTTGAAGATGGTAATTTTAATATATTAGTAAACGGGAAAGACCGAGGTTTTCTTCTAGGTCGTAAATCTGTTGCTGAAGAACAAGTAGCGCGGATGCTGGCGGATGACATTAGTTTTGCTAAATTTAAACTTGAAAGAGAAGCTAGAAAAGCCCAAGCGACACCTAAAGAAACCCCAGAGGCTGCCCCCGCCCCTAAGACCGACGCTGAGATAGAGGCGATGTCCGACGCTGAGCTACTAGCGGAACTAGGGGTAGAGATACCAAAACCAAAAGAAGCTGTTCCAGAAGGTTCATTCAGGAATGAGTTGGATGGTAACATATACACCAAAAAGGCTGATCTAGAAGATGGTGTTAGCGTTGAGTCGGGGCGTATAGCAGGTGATGGTGACTTAACTAATCTTCCAGAGGGACTACGGAATATATTAGAACCCATTAAAGATAGCATCCAACGACTAAATGTTACTATTGGTAAAAATGGTATTGGGTTAGACACAATCGTTGTGATGAAATCCAGTAGAGGTAAAGGCGTAGGCACTCAAATAATTAAAGATATTATAGCGTATGCTGATTCAAAAAATCTACCTGTCGTTTTAACGCCTTCTAACAGTAATGGAGCCAAATTAGACGATTATTACAAGAGTCTCGGTTTCACTGATAATGTTGATGGACTAGGTAAGCAGAAACTAATACGTAAACCTACTTCTGAAGCCCCCGCTCCTAAGACACCCGAAGTTGCACCCGAAGCTGACCCTATTGATGCTTCTATAGCCGCCATTAACGACATCCTCACAGGTGACCGAACAGGTGGTAAAGGCGCACGTGTTACACGTAAGGTTAAATCCCACTTTCGAGCAGTCGCTCAGGAGTTCTTTGGAGACATCAACGATCTACTAAAGACTAAAGACATAGCTATCGCTAAGAAAATCCTTAGTCGCATCGATAAATACACAGAGTTTGACCGTGATGTATCCAAGATGAATTACGCCCAAGGCTCAGAGCTCCAAGCGAACACCCGTCAAGCTATGGATAATGGCATGACGGACTACGCCGCTGGTATCACTGCTGCTGGTAACAAGCGCACAGAAGACCTTATCGTTCTCAAAGGGATGCTACAGAAGCTCGTAGACGAAGACGTAGCGATTGATCCAAAGGTTGCTAAGAAGGTTGCTGGAGATGCTAAAAAGAGAGCTGAAGGCGCTCCTAAGCTCTCTAAAGAGGAGAAACTAGACGCTATTGCTGACCAAGTGGCTAAGACTTTCACAGGAGAGCGTGTAGGCGTCTTTCAGCAAGCCGTTGACGCTTACTTTACACTACGTCTTACGCAGATGCTTAACCAAGCTAAAACTGCTTTCGTGGGTGTTCCTTCGGCTACCTTTATGTCGGTAGTACGTCCAATCATTAACACTCCATACAACATCGTTAAGGCTGCAAAGCTAAAAAATGTATCTGTATCTCGTCGTGTTCAATACGCCGCCGCTGACATCTCAGGAACCTATGAGTATGTTCGGATGATTACAAAGCACCTAGGGGACACTCTACGTTCCTCTAAGGATACCATCTTAAACAAAGGTGATAGTAACTTCCTGTATCGTGATCGTAACGCTTATATCAAAGATCAACTAGCAGAAGCCTCTGAGCCTAACCACAGAGTCAAGAAACGCATCAAACAAGCCCAGCGCAGACAAGCTGTCACTGAAGCTCAATCTGAATTAGCTCGTAAATACCTTAACGCTAAAGCCACCATCCTAAATAGTAAGCCAGCGCAAATTCCTGCCTTCTTCTTTGATTATGGTATCTCGCTCATCGGTGGTCTTGAGGAAATCTCTTTGATTGCTCACTCGATGCGTGCTGCTCGTGCTAAGGGCATCAAGAACGCTATTGATGAAGGTGCAGATAACGTCTGGAAGTCCTCTGAGGAATACATGGAAGCGGCCTTTGATCGTTCTCGTGGTGGCCTACAAGCTAAGTATGATCCTGAGTATGCTGACATCTTTAACACTGCTCGTCGTGACCACTTCCGCGCTATGGATTTAGACCCTAAGGATATTCGTAAGGATATGGTGGACGGTATCATCTCAGCTCTTGTGAAAACATCAGGCAACATGGATGAAGCTGGACTACTCGCTAGGACACTCTTCGTGTTCATTGGTGTTCCTATGCGTGCCTTGAGCGCTAACCTCTCTTACATCGCTGCTCCTCTCAACGTGACAAAGAACATGGCTGGTGGTGTAGCTCGTAGAGCCGAGTCGAGAATGGGAAGCGTTGCTACCTTTGGTAAGTATAACAAGAAAATTTCTAACCTAGAGCTTGATATTAAAGAACAGAAAGCGCTCCTAAAGTCACAATCTGACGATGTGGTTAAGACCGCTGAAAAGAAACTAGCAGAACTAGAGAACTCCCTAGCTGACGTTAAAGACCTCAAGATGCAGAAGGACTACGAAGACCTAGGTAAACTCGGAGTAGGCGCTGGGCTGTTCTTCCTTGGCTACGAGATGGCTAAGAACGGACAGGTTGCTGGTACTGACTCTTGGATGACCGAAGAACAGAAGCGAGCTGTATCTAAAGTACAAGGTGCTCCTAATAGCTGGAAGATTGTCATGGGAGGTTCTGAGTACGACTTTAAATACTTTGAGCCACTCAAGGGTGTCTTTGCTCTTGGTGCTGACTACGCTCGCCGTCAAGCCGCTGCTGACGCTGGAGCACTCACAGAAGACCAAACGATGACCCAGTTCCTTACCTCGGTTACTAAATCTATTGCTACGGACTCTCCATTTGCTACAGGTGTTCGCTATATGACGCAGGTGATGTCTCCTAACCCTGAAACACAAGAGCGTGGTGTTATGGGCGTAGTTCGCTCCCTTATTCCCGTTCCCGCTGAAGTTCGTAACTTTAATAAGTTCGATGAAGAGTTTGTTACTGATACTACTGCTGGGGAGTTCTTTGATACCACTCTGAGCGCCTCATTAGGACAAGAGACGGGTAACTACCGATTGACGCTCCTAGGTGAACCTAAGATCAAAGAGGAACCATCCCTAGCTAGTTACCTAATCCCTTTTGCTGGAAAGACCGTTCCTGAACGTGAAGCCATTGACGACATCCTCCTAGAGGACGCTATGAGCTTCAAGAGCGTCTCTGATGTGCCTACAAGTATCTCTGGACTGAAGCTAAAGAACTTTACCAACGAAGATAACGAAGACCTCTATAGTGTCTACGGGCAACTCATAAGCGAAACTCGTTTGGGCGGTAAAACACTACGCCAAGCTTTGAACAAACTAGTAAAGACTAGGGACTTCAAACGTGAATACAAGAAAGGCTACGAGCAAAACGAGCAAGGTACTGATGTCAACGAAGGCATAGAGATGATTAAAGAGGTCATCTCTGAGTATCGTGCTGAAGCTCGTGACAAAATTCTCAACTCCAAAGCTGCTACAGATTATGTAGATAGCGACGATAACAACATCTATGACATCTTAAAGGAACGCGAGGCATTTTCCGAGCGCCCAGAAAGTCTACTAGAATCCCTCAACCTCCAATAAATTATGGCTAACAGCTACATTGAATATACCTCAGGACTCACAGCAACTACCTACAGCGTTCCCTTCAACTTTCTGTCTATTACGGACGTCAACGTGAAGGGCTACAACGGAACCACTTGGAGTGACCTTACAGTCTCTTCTCGTGACGCCTCAGCAAAGACCGTAACACTCGACGGAGCACCTAGTGCTTACCAAAAGATACGTGTATGGCGTAACACTGGAACTACACAGCTAGTGGACTTCCAGAACGGCTCACGGTTGTCTGAGAGCGACCTCGACACCGCTTACCAACAAGGTTTGTTTGTGGCTCAAGAGGTTTCTGAGAATGCCTCGACGAACATCGAAGGTATAGGCCCACAAGGCCCTCAAGGTATCCAAGGAGTCGCTGGTGCTGATGGAGCTGATGGAGCTGATGCTACTGCCCCAATTCCAGTCGCAGGTGCTATTGGAGCTTACAGTTTTGGAAGACCCTTAACTACTGGAGCTATAGCAATAGGTGCTACATCTACAGCGTTTCATGCTTGGCAGCAGAACGATAACTCAAGCATCATGTACTCAAGCGGCGGGTCTGTTACCGATGGAACTAACTCTAGTCAGTCTGGTACTTGGCGATGCATGTCTGGATGTGGTGGTGGTGCTACTATAGGCTACGCAGGCTTGTGGCTCAGAATATCTTAATTAATCCTCTCAATACCTTAACCCAAAATGATACCTGAAAACCCGTATACAACTCCCTTTATAGCCACCAGTGGAATTATAGGAACACTAACCCTTGACCACGTAAACACAGCCGTAGCTATAGGTGTTGGTCTTCTAACAATGTTCTATCTGGGTATTAAAATCTACAAAGAAATTACAAAGAAATGAGTGAATGGATAGCAACCTTATGGCCTGTAGCCGTGGGTTTTGTAACCCTAGTTATTATCCTAGCCCGTATGCACTACAACCTCGAAAGTCTAAGCGAAAAGGTAAAAATACTTTTTGATTTTCATAACAAGAGAAACAATAAATGAGTAAAGAAAGTAACGAAAAACTCTATGGTCTCCAAGACCTCCTGATTGACGAGTTTATAAATCGCATCCAGAGCGGAGAGGCTTCCCCTAGTGACCTTAACGCTGCTCGGCAACTCCTAAAGGACAACCAAATCAGTGCGACTGTAACCAACGACAACCCTATGGCTAACCTAGTCAGTATCCTTCCCTTTGATGACGAAGGTGTTGACCGCGTAGCTTCTAAATAGATGAATAGGGATTACAAAAAGGAATACGAGAGCTACCACAAGAAGCCCGAACAGCGCCGAAGGAATGACGCTAGAAAGCAAGCAAGGCGGCTCATGGTAAAGAAACACGGGTCTTCTAAGCTTGCTGGTAAAGACATTGACCACAAGGACAGAAACCCCAAGAATAATTCTACAAGTAACCTACGGATTCAATCCAAGAAGGAAAACCGAGGTCGTAACAAGTAACCTATATGGAAGTACCCCCACAGCTAAGAGACTTTAAGAACTTCCTATTTCTATGCTGGAAACAGCTTAACCTCCCTGACCCTACTCCGCTTCAATACAACATAGCGGATTACATGCAGAACGGGGATAGGCGTGCCATTGTGCAAGCGTTTCGTGGTTGTGGTAAGAGCTGGATTTGTTCCGCTTATGTGGTTCACCAGTTACTCTTAGACCCCTCGTTAAACATCCTTGTGGTGTCTGCTAGTAAGACCCGTAGTGATGACTTCTCTACTTTCACGCTTCGTCTCATTAACGAGATGGAGATACTTCACCACTTGCGCCCTAAGGACAACCAGAGACAATCTAAGATCAGCTTTGATGTTGGCCCAGCGCCAGCCTCTCACGCTCCCTCAGTGAAGTCCCTAGGTATCTCATCGCAACTTACAGGTTCTCGTGCGGACATAATTGTAGCGGATGACATCGAGGTAGCCAACAATAGTGCTACGATGCTCATGAGGGAGAAGCTATCGGAACAAGTAAAAGAGTTCGACGCTATCCTTAAACCTGACGATACCTGTAAAATCCTCTTTCTAGGAACACCTCAGACCTTTGACAGTATTTATACAAAACTCCAAGAACGCGGCTATAAGAGTAAGATTTGGCCCGCTAGTTACATCACACAAAGCCACAACGAAAAGATTTATGAAGGATGTGTTGCAGACATCTGTGTAGACCCAGAGATGGAGAACAAGTCTACAGAGCCATTACGGTTCTCTGACATCGACCTAGCGGAACGTAAGATCAGTTATGGGTCTGCTGGATATACCATGCAGTTCATGCTGGATAGTAAGCTGTCTGATGTTGAGAAGTTCCCTCTGAAGATTAGTGACCTGATAGTAACATCCATTGACAACGAGGTAGCCCCTGAGCGCTACGTGTGGGCTAGAGACCCTCAGCTTGAGTGGGACTCTAGTGTTCCCAATGTGGCCTTTGCAGGGGAGAGATATTACCGACCCTTTAAGACACTCGGAGAGATGGTTCCTTACACTGGTAGTGTGCTCTCTATTGACCCCTCTGGTAGAGGTAAGGATGAAACAGGCTATGCGGTCTGTAAGATGCTCAACGGCACTCTATACGTCCCTGCTGCTGGTGGTTTGTCAGGTGGTTACTCCGAGGAAACCCTAGAGGAACTCGCTGAGATAGCTAAGAAATACAAGGTGAACTACATCGTTACCGAGAGTAACTTTGGTGACGGGTTGTTCAATGAGGTTCTAAAGCCTGTGTTAAGTCGTATCTATCCTGTGAGTATTGAGGAGGTCAGACATAGCACCCAGAAGGAAAAACGTATCATAGACACCCTAGAGCCCGTCATGGCGGGTCACAGGCTTGTTATAGACCCCGATGTGGTCAAAGATGACTTTAAGACTATCCAGAAGTATCCCCACGAGTCCCAACTAAAATACTCCCTGTTCTACCAGATGTCTCGACTAACAAGAGACCGAGGAGCTATTACCCACGATGACAGGCTTGATGCCTTGTCTATGGCTGTTGCCTATTGGACAGAACAAATGGCTCAAGATGCTGAAGTAAAGATGGCTGAGAGGAAGGTAGAGATGCTTGATAAGGAGCTACAGAGCTTCCAAGATGCCTACTATAAGAACAAAGGTGGAGGTAACACTCTTACTTGGTAACAAAGCCTTTTAAGTGGTTCTATAAGTCCTTGATAATCAACAATAATTAAGGAGACTACAGTATAGGTAGAAGGGAAGAGGGTATTAGAACAAATAAGAAATATATTTTTATAAACTTGACTACTATTAAGAACAAACCTTAAAATAGTCCCTACTAGGAAACACTTAGTGATCCTTTGAAAAAGAGTGATTAAGTAGGTACTGGTAATAGGTTCCTCCCTTAAAGTGTCCCTTATGTTGGAATAAGAGTGTTCCTTTAAAAGCACTGTAAAGTATTGACAGGTGATAACTACCAACCAGTATTCCCTATAAATGAAGCACACATTACTAATAATTTATATCTTAGTCACCTCAGGGTCACTAGTGCTGCTTCATAAGGCCCTTAGAGCTTCAGAGGACAACATCGAAACACTTGCAGAGGTTCTAACGATCCACGAGGACACCCTTAGTGACCACAGAGGTATTCTCCTTGAACTTATAAATCACCTTAAAGCTTCTTATCTATAATATGGGAAAAGGATGCCAACCAAGAAAAGGACATAACCCAGCCAAGCAGCGTAAGAACTACGATGATATTGACTGGAGCAAAAAGCCTATACCTAAGAAACCCAAGAAATGACCCCTCTAGAACAAGCCCAAGCACTCCTCGGAGAGCACTACAGGAACTATGTTCTTATTGTTCAGCCAGAGGACGCCCCTCACTCCTTTGATATGGCATCTAGTGACCCCTTTGCCACTACAGGTCTCCTAATAGAGTCCATGAAATACCACGATGCCTTTATGAACACCTTCCAGTTGTCCGAGGATGACTTTGAGTGGGTAGAAGTGGATGATGATGATGACGAGGACATCGACGAAGACTTTTTATAACGTATATGTGTGTTACGTTTGTTTGTGTGTGTGTGTTGACGCTCAGAGTGACCCTTAAAAGCCTCTGGGCGTCTTTACGTATGGTAACACCCTTGTGGAGCACACAAAGGCTTTCTAGAGGCTCTCAGAGTGTTCTATGAATGTGTTGAGTATCCTGAGCAAGACTCAAGACCTAAGATGATGGTAAAAACTGCTCCCCCTGAGTGTCCTATGAGTGCTCTCTTTGTTTTGGTATAAAAATCTGAGGGGGTATACGTATATAGCCGCGAAAAAATTCCCCCCAATGGGGTCGGGATTGTGCGTCTGCTGTCAGCGTTTTGTCAGCGCATGGGGGGCATGCCTTTGCTACTATGGACATGCGAAGGATATATAATCCATTTTGCTGGTAAATGAGTGTGTTTCGAGGCGCCTCTGGGTGTTCGTCTGTCTTTGGCAGATGGCGTGTTTTTGCGTTCTCACTCATAGGACACTCATAGGACACTCAATGCTCACTCATAGGACACACGTCGGACTTGTTCCGCGTCCTCTCACAAGACACTCATCACGTTCGGCCGAACATCTACTCATAGGACACGCGGCAACACTGGCGTGACTGCTAACAGGACACTACAAGTGCACCACAAGAACACTTAAAGTTTCTACTATGAGTGCTCGTTAGCACGACCATTTATTACCTAAAAGGCGTGTTTTTGTGGTGTTTCTCAAAAAAACTTTCGGCTTCTAGCCCAGTAAACAAGCGGGTTCCGAGCTTTCCATGTATTTATTTCAATTATTTATGCAAAAAAGCTTGCATGGGGGTACAACCTCTGATTGTCTTCTAATCAATTCACCAACAAATTAACCACACAAATAACACACACAATGATCGATTCAGACACACTTCAAACACTCAGAGAAACCCTTAACGTCTCCGAGCTCACCTCAGACGTTCTAGAAATCCTCGGTGATCACTATCGGATGTATTGCCAAATTGGCACTGAGATAGACGAGGAACAATTCAAAGCTTACTACGAGGTTCCTGAAGACCTCGGATGCTGGGACTACGTCGAAAACCGCAACTACAAGTCTGTAGACGAATTGACAGGGCTTGGGTTCACAGAGGATCAAGCAGTAGCCGCTCTTTGCTTCCTTCAATAATCAATAGCAAACCTCCAACAATACTAACCACTAATAACACACACAATGAAAAGCAGACTACTAGAACTCAAGCGCCTAGCTAATAGCCTTAACTGCACGGCTATCGATGATAGAGATTTTTCAATGATCGAAGTCACAGCCAATTACGGTTGGAGCTTCAACGACGGCGAGTCTGTTAGTCAACTCACAAGCTACGGCGAGAACGTCACTGAGTGGAGGCAAGAAGCCATCGCTGATGCTATCGACCGTCTAAAGGTTGAACAGCCCGACAACACTCCCTTCAAATACTAACCACAAATAACACACACACACTACACACTATGAAAACTACACTCACTACAAATGAAATTGCCAGCACACTTGTTAAGGACGAACTCGCAGGTTACAGCTGGTCGGGTGCCTTAGCTTTGGCCGAACATTTAGAGCAAATCGAGGATGACTGCGGAATAGAGCTAGAACTCGACGTCATCGCCCTACGTTGCGAGTTCACAGAGTTCAAAAGCATTGAAGATTGGGCAGACTGCCTACACAAGGACGACGATCAGCTCGAATGGTTGCTTGAGGACGTTGATCTCAACGACACCGCCAAGGTTCGCGACATCCTTACTGAGTTTCTTGAGGAAAACCACGCTCTAATCAGCTTTGAAGGTGGCATACTCATTTCCGATTACTAATAGCAAACCGCACACAACACACAAACCACACTATTATGACACTTGAATATATAATCTTCGGCATCATCGACAACCTAGTAATGATCATCGGCGCCATGACTGGCATCGAGGTAGAGAACTACTTACCTAAAGCCTTCCAGAAGGGGCTAGGCGTGGTCGTAGGAGCTGGGCTAGGTAATGCCACTAGTGACTGGCTAGGCGGCGCCGTAGCGGGCAATCTGGGCATGGCAAATGGTACAGCGCTCGGTTGCCTTATAGGGCTGGCATTCATTCCCGCTATCCTTTTCCTTAAAAATCGCCGCGAAAGCAAATAACTAACCACCAACAGGCAAACCGCCACACACAGAGCGCGACAGCGCAACCACACTATGAACACACAAAACACAACAGACCTCCGCAATAACACACTATCAACTGTCGAAGCTTTCGATGAAGAGAACGTAATCGGTTCTCACTTCGTTGGATGGCAAGAAGGATTTGAGCAGTCTTACATTGAGGTGCAATTCTCTGATGATGACGGCTTTGATATTATCGACGCTATGGATTTAGCAGAAGAGCGCATGCGCGAACTCAACAGAGGACAGGACAACAAGTGCGACCTTGTTACAACTCGCCTATTCTAATCAACCACACAACACACCTACACACAACACACACACTATTATGCAAAACCTAATCGACTCACTCATGTCCTCCAGAGACCTACTCAATCTGCAAATCATGTTAGCAGAAATATGCGATGGCGATATGAAGTTGTATGACACTCTCTGTAAACATCGCGATGATCTAAATAGCGTCATTGCTAGCATTACTATCACCCACATTAACAACTAATAACACACAACCACACAGGCAAACCGCCGCACCCTAGGCCGTAAGGCCGACCTTACTATGAACACACACAAACACACTAAGCGCATCAGCGCGCCCACTAAACTAGTCAAGACAGACAGCCAAACAGAGAGCGCCTTTATTATGTTCTCTTGTATCACAATCGCATCAATACTGCTAATTGTAACCATCATTGCAGATAACCTATAACCACACACAAACCGCCGCAAACCTATGAACACACAAAAACACTACATCTCCACAGTAACAATCCGCAACGGAGAATACGAAACACTCACAAACTACTGCTTCCGTTCTTCTGATATTAAAACAGCAGAAAAGGAAGTCATTGAAGCCTTCGATATTGGCGGAGATGAATGGGAGCAACAAGCGGAGTTATACAGCTTAAATGAAGTAACCGCAGAAGAATATGAGGTTCTTAGCCGCTACATCTAACCACACACACTACACACGATGAAAATACACACATATATCAACGACAATGATAACTGCGATTGGGGAGCTTATGACAAGTTCATAAAGGCTACCCCAGAATTTAAACCCTCCACAGATCACGAATTATTCTTGGATCATTTTGATGAAGTCTGGGATTATCTCGAGGAAAAGGGATGTATTGTCACACAATGCAACACGGATGTTATTCAATACGAGGGATAAGGAACCACTACACGCTCACTACTATGGACAAACAAGCCACCACACTAAAGCGCTTCCAAGCGTATCACCTCGATTACCTGTTGAACTACCAGAGCGTCGGCTCCTATGCTGTTGCAAAGGGGCTCACATATGAGACCGCTAAGCACCGCTTGCAAACCGCCGAAAAGGTGCACGACCTAGTAGTTTCATCTAATCACACAAGCTAACAAACAAACCGCCACAGCGCTACCACCTATGAACGAACAAGAAATAGAAGATAAATGTAAGCAATACGGTGCTGATGTTTATGAGGTCTTAGCAGGACACATAGAAATATCAGAAGCCTACCAGATCATAGATACTTTCTACACGCACCACAACCTCGACAAAAAAGACTTAGACAGTAAGTTTGTTGAATGGTGGCAGAACTGCCTAGTGAGCGAGGAAGATTAACTAACAAACCGCTATGCAAGACATCACCGAGCGCCTTAACCTCGCACGCATACTAATAAACAACATGCTGGCTTCCCATCAGGGAACACCAGAAGCCGCCGTAAGATACGCCACGAGTCAATTAGACTTGCCACCAGACGTTACTTATTCACTCATTCAATACGCACGTAAACTAACCACCAAATAAATAAATACCATGCTAACACCACTACACGCACGCCCTAAAGAATACCGCAATCTATACAACGCAAACCGCGTAACAAACCGCGACAAAACTGTAGCCGCTATAGACAGAGAATACCGCCAAGAAACCATAAAGATGGTCGATGAAGCTTGGAAGGCTTTCTGGGATAGACGGGGAGTAAAGAAACCGCCGCACGTATCTCATCAACGAGTCGGGTGTTTTGATACGCTATAACGTAACGTCGCTTTTGAAATATATTGAATAGATACCAGTTAGAAACTTATTCACAGATTCGATTCTTTGAATATCTAAAGGGAGGATTCACAAAAAGGATTAAATGTCTTAAACTAGAAATAACACACACACGGAAAGACTTAATAATGAGTATTAGAAAGAGTGGTAAAAACGAAAACAAGTTCATGGCAGACTTCATGGTCAAAGGTGTAAGATACCGCCGCCAATGGCCTACCTACGAGGAAGCGGCAGCTTGGGAGTCAGAGCTTAAAAAGAGGATACGCCTAGGGATACCCTACACGGAGCTCTTAGAAGGCACTGGTGACTTCATCACGCTAGGAGAACTAGCAGACAAGACAATGGTTCGTTACTGGGAGGGAACCGCCAACGAGCGCTCCCAACGATCTAATGTAAAGATTGTTATTGAACACTTCGGGGAAGGCTACGATGTCTCCCAGTTAGATGTTGGAGCAGTCGATACCTTCATCTTTGCATTGGAGAAGAAAGGGCTGGCTAAGGCCACAATAAACCGCCGCCTGTCTTGCCTGTCTAGGATACTTACCTTTGGGGTAGATCGTGGGTTCCTCACGCACAAGCCTAAGATAGAGCAGAAGAAGCTATCTAACGGACGCATGAGGTTCCTTACCGAGGAGGAGGAGTATGAAATCATAGACACCTTAGAGGCATCTGGTAAGGATGACTTCGCGAGGTTCTTTGAGTGGCAAATAGACACAGGTATGCGTCCTATCGAAGCTCGCCACATATCACAAACCGCCGTAAGGGAAGACCCACAACACGGATGGCTGGTAGACTTGAGCAAGACCAAGAACAACTACCCGCGCACCATCTGGCTTACCGACAGGGCTTACAAGGCTTACGTTGCTTTATCGGATGAACAGTTCCCATTTGCTAGGTTCACCGAGTCTAGGATAGCAACAGCTTGGAGGTTCATACGGGAAGCCCTCAACGAGACAGCCGACAAGGAGTTTGTGTTCTATCTTACAAGGCACACATGCGCGTCGAGGTTAGTGCAACGCAATGTTCCCCTTCAGATAGTCAAGGAGTGGATGGGTCACCGTAACTTTGAGATGACCTTGAGGTACGCAAAGCTTACTCCCACCAATATGCTTGACGCGCGCAACGCTCTTCAACAATCTCACATACACTAACAATCAATTAAGCTGTCACAAGCAAACCGCCTGTGGCAGCACCTACCAATACTTATGAAATCAGCACCAACACTATTCAAACCTACAGAAACACAACTGCTCACAAGTGGCTTAAACGCTATGACCAAAGCTTGTGAAGCACAGGAGCTTCTCATTAAAAAGATGGAGGAGGACATAGCCGAGCTCAAAGCAAAGCTAACTCCCGTCGATGACTATTCTCCCGACCAATAATAAACACCTATGAAATATACCCACACACTCGAAATGGACAACGAGCAAGGGGAACGATGCAACGTCGCTGTTGCTTTTCGCGCTGACCCCTTCAAGCGATTCGCTGGATTCACCTCAATACACTCGGATAACCCTATCTACTCCGAAGACCTGCACCACTTAGAGCAGTTTATAAGGATGGATAAAGATAAATGGGTGACAAATCGCTGACAAAGTTTGTCAAAACAGCTAAAACAAAGGCAAGTGCTAGGTGACAATAAAATGAAAAGGTTGTTGAAAATCAATAAGTTGACACCGTTGCAAAAAAAGTTACGATACTCCTCATGGGATACAACATGTCTTTTTTGTCTCCTATTGCTGTAACCCTATTGATAATTAAGCATTTTTAAACAAACTGTTATCCGTTTTGTCTCTTACTTTTTATTTGCCTAGGTGACAAATCACTGACAAATCTTTTGACTATGGACACACAACTCACACAAGACGAACTCAACCACGATATGACCACCGTAGGCGTGGGTCGCTACCGTAACAAGGTAGAGGGAGCCCG